AAAGTCTGTAGATGGTACTTTATTTATTGCTAAATTTGAGGGCGATACTCCAACTTTTTTAGATGGATTAGACCAATATACTCACGAAGAAATTTTAGCAATAGTAAATACTGCTGCTTGGACACCTGCTAATCCTGAATAAATGAAAAAGATTATTGTATTATTTGTATTTGTTTGTTTATTGGCTTGTTGTAAAACAAAACAGCCTTGTGGTGGCGTGGCTAGTATAGAAGATATTATTGAAATGAATAATGGAGTAATTAACGGAGATAGCGTAAGAATTAAAAATTAAAAATATGCCTTGTAAAGAATGTGAAAATGGTAAGTGGAGATGGGGAGAAAGTGGAGAATGTCAATATAATACTCTTGCTGAGTGTGAAACTGCTAATGCTGATTATGATTTAGACGAGTCAAATAAAAAAAGAAAGTATTACGGAGATGATGAACACGATTATCATTTTAATTTTACAACAGATATGATGGAGAAGTTACATTCTACGGGAGAGTTAGAAGTAAATGTAGAGAGAGATGGAAAGGAAATGAGTATTTTATTTACTTATGACGCAAAAATAGAAGAAGAAACTTATGACGCACTAACTAATTCTTTATTAGATGATGAGCTTGATGAGTATATTGTTAAGCTGACAAATTCAATAAAAAAATTATAATGTCAGACGAAGAAAGAAAAAGACTACAAGAAAAAAACATTAATAAGATAAATCCTTATTCAGATGTAAGTAAAAAATATTTCCCAAACGGAGGTCTTCGTAACCTAGAGGGAAGAAAAAAAGGAGAAAAAAACAATGTTTCAGTAACGAAAATTAGCAGAAATGCACTAACTTGGGCGTTAGAAGGACACTCAACAAAAATTAGAATGGCATTAGACGCACTATTTACTGAAAATCCTGAAGCTTATATTAATGCAATATCTAAATTGCTTAATTATACAGTTCCTAAACTTTCTTCCTCAGAAATAAATGATAAAACAACCAAGAAAGTCAAGATTGAACTTAATGATGATGTGAGCATTGAAGATTTAAGAACAAAACTTGACCAAATTGAAAACAACTGATGACGCTTTAAAATTTGCATTAGAGAAAAAATTATGCGAATTATCATTTTACGAATTTTTTAAACAAGCTTGGCACATTGTTGAACCTTCTATTGAGCTTTCTACTAATTGGCATCATAAATATCTATGCGATATTTTACAAAAAGAAGCCGAAAGAATAATTGCAAACAAACCAAAGACAAAGGATATAGTAATTAATATCCCTTTTCGTTCTACCAAATCACTTTTAGTAACTGTTATGTTTCCTGTATGGGCTTGGATTAAAAATCCTAAGTTTAGATTTATAACCGCCTCATATTCAGCAGATTTATCTATTGAACACGCTACAAGAAGTAGAGATATAATAAATTCAGATTGGTTTAAAGATAGATGGTCTGATATATTTCACATTAAAAAAGACCAAAATTTAAAAGCAAGATACGAAAATAATTTTTTAGGAGTAAGAAGGGCGACATCAGTTGGGGGTACGGTAACAGGGCAGGGGGGAGATTTTCTACTAGTAGATGACCCTGTATCGCCTCAACACGCAGCTTCAGAAATAGAAAGGGAAAATGCTAATGAGTGGTATAGAACTACATTTTATTCTAGGCTTAATAATCCATTAACAGGAGTTAGGATTGTTATTATGCAGAGGATTCACGATAACGATTTAAGTGGATTTCTTTTAAGTAATGGTAATAGTAGATTAAAATATAAACATATATGTATTCCTGCTGAGCTTTCAGATGATTTAAAACCTAAGATATTAAAAGACAATTATGATGAAAATGGATTGTTTTGGTCAGACAGGTTTAGTAGAGATATATTAGATGACTATAAACAGGCTCTAGGAAGCTATGGGTACGCAGGACAGCTTATGCAGACACCTACACCATTAAATTCAGGAATGATACGCTCAGATTGGTTTAAAATAGACCAATACAAGCACACAACAGAACAAACAACTGTAGATTTTGTTATAGACCCTGCATATACTGCAAATGAAAAGAATGACCCTTCAGCATTATTGGCTTATACATTTAAAGATAATAAGTGGCAAATCATAGATTGTGTTAATGTTTATAAAGAATTTCCTGATTTAGTAAAGTTTATACCTCAATGGGTAGCAAAAAATGGCTATACCAATAGAAGCAGGGTATATGTAGAGCCTAAAGCTTCAGGTAAATCTATTGTTCAAACCTTAAAAAAAGAAACAGGTTTAAATGTTAGGGAAGATAAGCCGCCATCTAAAGATAAAGTGGCTAGAGTGCAAGATATAAGTGCTTCTTTAGAGACAGGAAGAGTAAGTTTATTAAAAGGAGATTGGAATGAAGAGTTTTTGCAGCAACTTATAAAATTTCCTTCAGCTAAACACGACGATATGGTAGATTGTTTGGTTATGGCTATAAATAAAAATATGTGGAATCATTCTAAAATATTATATTTTTCTTAAAGTTACTTGGATTTCCAAAAACTTCTAGTATAGTATTAAAAAAATTATTATAATTGCGAAATTATCCGAATAAAAATATATGAGTATAACTATTGGTCTTAAACAAGAAGGAGAAGAAAAAGAAGTTGTAATTCCTACTGAATGGAAAGATATGACTTTAGATTATTGGTGCGGTATGATTACAATAATTAAAACTCATTATGATAGAGCAAATTTAATTAAAAACTCTAAAGGAGAAAAAGAAGAAGAAAATCATTTAGAATCTTATGTAGAGTTTTCTAATAATCAACTAGAGGAGTTTCAAAACATACAATTAAATAAAGAACTTTTTGGATATATGACAGGCTTAGACAAAGAGCAAATGAATCTTGTGGATGTTAATAGTGTGGCTAAAGTTATTTCTGTATTAGATAAATTAATGGAAGATTATAAGCCAAAAGACAAAAGGTCTTTTGAGTGTGAAGGAGAAACTTATTACTTTCCTTCTGAGTTTCTTAAACAAAATACTTATGGAGACTACATAGAGGCAACGCAGCTTGATATGTATATTGAGTCTATGAAGCACGGAAAGTTTGATGTATTGCCTGAGCAAATGGCAATTTTATGCAGAAAAATAGATGAAAAATATGATGATGATATAATACCTGATAAAACAGAAAAATTTAGAAACTTATCAATGGATATCATTTGGGAGTTCGGTTTTTTTTTGACTCAGCAAAACAGAAAATTAACACAACTTTCAAGTATGTATTTGGCGAAAAAAGACAAAGTGAAATGATAGTAAAAACAAAAAGCTTATATGATATTTATGTTCAGCCATTTGGTTGGCTTAATAGCTTGTATTTACTAGCGGAAAAAGGTGTTTTTAATATTGATGGCTACAATGGTATAGATAGTGTAAAGCAAACAAATTTATATAAGGTTTTAAGCTATTTAAGTTGGATTACAGCTAAAAATGAATACGAATCAAAAGTTCAAGAAAAAATACATAATCCAAATAAAATTACATAATGGCAATAAGACTAACAGATATAGTAACGGTAATGAAAAACAAATGGACTTATGGAGATAAGTTTTTTGGCTATACAGAAGAATTTAATGATAATCATAATACTCAATACCCTTCAATATTAATTACCCCTCCATCTTCAGTTTTTCCTGAAGTATCTTTAAATAATGGTTGGGAGCTTTATACTTTTGAAATATATTTTTCAGACCTATATAACAGAACAGCACAAGCAAATGTAAATTTAGACCAAAGATGGGACAACCTACAAGATTTAGGTAATGAGTGGTTAGATATGTTTTTAAAATTTTATCAAGATGGTATAGTAACAGGATATTTAGAAGGAGAAGATGTGCAAGTAGAAAGAGTAAAAGAAGTTGCTAATGACCAATTAATTCAAATAAGAATGACGTTTACTTGGAAAGTGTTTAGTAAGTGTTTTAGACCGCAATCTGTTTATCCTACAGATTTATCAAACTTAGTTTCTTGGTATAAAGCTGATAGTGGATTGACATTTAGCATACCTACAAAAAAAGTTTCTGTTTGGGGAGACCAATCAAATTCTGTTAATAATTTAATTCAAACAACTTCAGGGAATCAACCATTAAGATATACTTATGATGGAGCTAATGATAAAACAAGAATTGAGTTTGATGGTATTAATGATTTATTTACATCAACATCTAATAGCCTTATAACAACTGAATTTACTATGTTTTATGTTCTTAATGCAATAAGTAAAACTCCTGCAGAATTAGGAGGTATATTTAGATATAATGATGGAACAAGAAAAATAGATATAGAAAGCTCTTCTACAAATAAATTTAAAAGTAAAGTTTTTGATGGTACAACATTAATAACTAACGAATTAAACACTTCAGATACTACAAATTATTTTATTGGTATGGTTAAATTAAGCGGTAAAAACTTAAGAGTTGATTATGACAGTATGGGAAGCAATATAACAGCAACATCTACAGATGGAGCTTATAATGATACAACTGTATTTAACACGTCTAATTTTTCAATAGGATTTGCATCAACCAAATATTTAAAAGGAAATATACAAGAAGCTATTATTTATAATTCTGCTTTAGGCGATTATGATATAGAAAAAATAAAAAGTTATTTAAACAAAAAATATAATATTTATTAAATATGGCAAAATACAAAGGCTCAATATTTGCAGGAATACAACCTGTAGACTATACAGGAAGTCAACTATATGAAATGTCTCGTACAAGAAGAGGCAATAATTTAATAAGTGCAAATTCAAATTTAAGGTTTCAAGTAATGTGGAATGGTTTAAAAGATAACCAAGCTCCAAACAAAAATAGTTTTAACATTAGTAGTAATAAAGGAGATATAATAAATATGATATTTGATGTATATACTACTACAATTTCCCCACCTCCTTCTGATATAAATAATTGGACTTTAACTACTTCAATTAAAAAAACTAGAGATATAGCAAATCAAAGTTATATAGCGGGCGCTCCTGCTTTAAACAATCAAAGATTTACTGTAGATATATCTTCAATTTGTCAAGATGTTCTTTCTTATAGTTTAGTACCTATAAAAAAAGGTACTTGGCAAAGCTCTATTTATGGAGGTATGAATGGCGGAACAACAAAACAAGATAATGTTACAAGCTCAATTAGCAATTATAATGTTTCTCCTAATGGCGCTTTTAGGCACGTTTGGGTTTATGCTACTCCTGAAGTAATAATAGCTAATGGAACTATTAAAAAAGTATCACAAAACCCTTTACAATTTAATAAAATATGCGTTATAAATTCTTTGGCTCAATTTGAATTAGATAACCCTTATTATTATGCAAAATTTTTAATTAGAGAATATAGCGCAAATCCTACTAACCCTAGGGGGTTTATGAGTTTTTGTCCAAACTTTACAGCTTCATCAGGGGCTTCACTTTTTCCTTTTGCTAAAAATGTAAGAACAGATGAAGAGGCAGAGTGGTTATATTGGTATCAATATAAACTATTTAATAGCGCCTATAGCTCTAATTATGCAAGTAAAACTAGAATTAAAATAACTACATATTCAAGTGTTGGGGTTGCACAAAATGAATGTTATCTTTCAGATTTTAATTCAAATCTAACAACTGAAGTAAGAAACAATTTAGTTGTATTTAAACAATTACAATCTGTTTTATGCGCACAAAATGTTTCTCCTGCATATATTAATTTGTTTGCACAAGATGATGCGGGTAATGTTTTGACTAACCAAATAGATTCTTCAACACAATATTATAAAGCGTCTTTGCGATATACAACTGCTGAAGATAATTTAGTAACAAATGGAAATTTTGCAACTAATACTAATTGGAATCAGTCAGGTACTAATGGTTGGGCTATAGACACCGCAACAGGAGCTATGACGGGAACATCTGCTACAAGTTATGTTTTTCAAAATATAGGTACTTTATCGGGAAAGACATATACTTTTACCGCAGACGTAGAGCTTACAAGTGGTCATTTAGTTATTCAAACATTTGGTAGTCAAGATTTAGCCTTTAATGTTACTGCAACAGGAAGAAAGTTTTATACTGCTACTTTTGCTGAAACTGATTCAAATGTTAATTTTGGTTTAGCTGCTCAGGGTAGCTTTACAGGCTCTATATATAGTCTTTCAGTACAAGAAAGTCCTGCAACGCTTAGAGCAACAGAATATAGGTATTTTAACATAGATAGAGAAACTGCTAATACACCTTTTGGGTTTGTAAGATTTCATTGGCTTAATAGAGCGGGAGGGGTAGATAGCTATACCGCTAAAAGAAATGTAACTGAAAAGTTGTCAATAGAAAAAAACACAGTAGAAATAAAAAGTGCGGACAGAACTTGGATTCAAAATCAATACACAAATGCTACTTCAGAAACTTTGCACGACCCTAGTAATTATGTTTCTAACACAATGAGAGGTGGTAATTTATATAAAGGAGGCAGAGAAGTCTTAAGTGTAAGCGCAAATAAAAACAATAGCGTATATACAGAGCCATTAAATAAACAGTCTGCTGATTGGCTTCAAGAAATAATGACATCTCCAAATGTATGGATTGAAATGGACACAGACGCTACTAAAAGAAATAATACAGATAATCCATATCAAAGACCTTCTACTAAAGGATATATTCCTGTTATTATAAATAATGCCGATATAGATATTTTAAACCAAGAATCAGGATTAGTTACTTTTAATATAGAATATACTTTAGCTCATAAAGTTCAAACACAAAGAAACTAATGAATGTAGTTAATATAGAGTTATTAGATTATTTTTATGATGGTGGAGATATTGATTGGAACAAAAGCGTAGTTGGCTCTTTAGATGTTTCTAATCATTCTGAGTTTCCTTTAGCGTTAACTTTTTCTATTGCAGATATAAAAGACATTGACGCTAGAAAAGGTACGTTTAGTAAAACATTCAAAATTCCTGCAACTAAAAATAATAATTTACTTTATAAAAACGTATATATTGCCAATAGTTTTTCTACTAACACTTTAACAAATAAAAAACCCTGTAGAGTTATTTTTAATAATTTATTTTCTGTAGAAGGGTATCTTCAGTTATCTGCTGTAGGTCTTAAAAATAAGCCTGAATATTATTCTTGTGTATTTTATGGAGACAATATAGGTTGGACTACTATTATAGGGGATTCTTTATTAAAAGATTTAGGGTATGATGGTTCAGATGAAACTACTGAAGGAAGTGCTTGGGAGTATTTAAATGGAAAAACTACTGATGGACTAGCTCCTGATGGAACAAACGGAACAGGTGTAAATTTAAAAATAAATAAAGAAGGAATAAAGTCTACTTGGGATAATGATGATGCTGAATATCAAAACAGGGTAGCTACAGCAGGCTCTGTTACTCCTTTAGTTTATCCGATAATTACCTATGGAGATTTTAACCCTGACGGAGAAGATTATGCAATACAACTTTTAGATACTTGGTACACATATTTTGTAAATTATACTTTTTTAACATCAGTTCCTTCTAGATATACAGGGTATAATGGAACAGTATCAGGAAATCCAATGAACAACCCTCAGCCAAGTTGCGATTGGAGACCTTGTATATGGGTGTATGATATTTTTAAAGAAATATTTACTCAAGCGGGATATACCATAAATTCTGTTTTTATAGAAAGCGAAACATTTAAAAGGCTATTATTTTCACTTCCTAATTTTAAATATAATAATGCTGATGTAAGATATGATGCTTTTTCTTTACAGTTATATTGGAATTTAGACCCAACAGTAGATGCTTCTAGTCAATTAGTTTTTAAAAATCAATTTACACAAGTAGTTAGTAATTCTAATGCCGATATAATTAGTGAAGATATAATTTTAGGAACTCCATCAGGATTTAATTTATCTTTAAATGGAACAGGAATTCCTGCAGACCCTACAAATTATGGTTGGAATACTTCTAATAACAAAGAATTTGTAATTTCAGAATATGGCAAATACATTATAAACATAAGTAATTTTTGTGTTCATTTAGCTGCATTTTCAACTACAGGAACAAGTATAACAAACCTTCAATATATAACTAAATATTCTAGGGTAGACATATTGGTAAAAACAGTAGGAGACAATCAATTTCATTCTGTTGGTGGCTCTGAAGGTATGATTGATTATGCTTTTAATGTTGGAAGTTCTAATGGAGGTTCTTCATTAAATTCAACTAGAGAACTAGAAGATTCAGAAACTACAATATATCTTAACAAGGGAGATGTAGTTAAGTTCAGGTTCAAAGTAAGAGGAAAAACCACTGTTCCTGTAAATTCGGGAACAACACTAACGGGAGATTGGTATTTGTTTGCTGATAAAAACATTAGCTCAGGAAGGTCTCATAATGGTTTTATCGGAATTTCTATAGACCCTCTTAACGCACAATATGGACAAACGTATGATTTAAAAAATGTTATTAATAAAGACTACAAGCAATTAGATTTTATTAAAGGAGTTGCTCATTCTTTTAATTTACAATTTCAAACAAATGAAGTTTCTAAAGTAGTTAATATAGAACCTTTTAATGATTTTTACAGACCATTAAATGAAGCTATAGATTGGACTTATAAATTAGACAGGTCGCAAGACTATGTAGATAATTGGCTAAAGCAATCATTTAAAAGAGATATTGTTTTTAAATACAAAACAGACGGACAGGATTTAAACGTAGAGCAAAGAGGTATAAATTATTTTGAAGAAATATTAGACAACTATCCCTATTTTGAAAGCTTTTCAGATGAATTTGAAAGAGGTACTACTACTTTTGAAAATCCTTTTTTTGCAGGAACTATGACAGTTAAAGATAGAGATTCAGTTCAAGGACAAACAGACCCTCCTTACATTTCGGCATTATGGCAAGAAAAAGAATCAGGAGGAACTACAAGTCAAAACGATTGGGAGAGACCTGTAAAGGGTTATGGTTTTTTACCTAGACTTTTATATTGGAAAAAATATTCTCCTGATGCTCAATTTGATGTTATTTCACAAAATTCTACAACATCTAAAAGAGCAACTATTCAAAATTGGAGTGGAAATACCGAAACAATAATAGCTAATAGCAATATGCCTTTGCATATAAATTATAACACTCCCGCTTCAGGAGGTGTTTTATCTAATATTTACCCTCAAGCTACTTCTATTAACAGAGACGATTCTACCTCTCTTGTTTTAACTTATGGTAATGTTTGGGTTAGAGACTTTACAGAGCAGCCTTCAAGTATTGGTGTTTACACCAAGCCTTATGTGATAGGGGTCGGTTTGTATGAAAAGTTTTATAAAAATATGATAGAAATGATTATAAATAATCCTAGAGTTAGAACATTACACGTTAATCTAACTATATCAGATATAGCTAATTTAGATATTAAAAAATTAATATATATAGATGGGGTTTATTGGAGAATAAATAAAGTTATAGACTATAAGCCGCAATCTAATAAAACTACTAAAGTAGAATTAGTTGAATGGGTAGATATGGGTGTTCCTACATCTACCGCTCCTACTTTAAATCAAAATGACGGAAGTTGGAATCCAAATGGTGCGCAAACATACGACCCAAATAGAGGTTGGTAAAAAAAATAATATGCCAAATATAGATAATGAAATAAGTGATTCAGGAATAGCCGCTACAAGTGGACTAGAAGTTTATATGACCGTAACTATTGGCTCTGTAGAGTATTTAGTAAATATTGTAGCTAATGATAGGTTTGGTAATTCTCATACAGTTTTAAGAAGAGATAATCAAGGAACAATAGAAGACTAATGGCTAAAGAAGATTACCCTAAAATAGTATTAGGATTAAAAAGAGCGGGAAAGTTTTTTATAAGCTCTTTACAAGACGAGTTAGAAGAACAAGAACACGTTGCTTCAAGAAGACTATATAATTCTTTTAAAATTGATATTAACGAATTTTTCGGAAGTTTGTTTTTAGATGTTGCTTCAGATGTTAGTTATATGAATATAGTTAATGAAGGAGATACTAATGGAGTTATAGTTGACGAAAGCACTATAATAAGATGGTTAGGACAAAAAGGAATTAGTAATAATATGTCTGAATTAGAAATAGCTAAATATGCAGAAAATATTGTTGCACAGCTTCAAAGTAATTATTTAACGGAAGGAGGAGAAATGGTAGCTCCAAGAAGATATAATTTTATAGGATATGCTTTTGCTAAAGCAGAAAGTTCAGGAATAATAGACGCAATAGAAAGAGACATAGCTCAATCAATAGACGCAGAAATAGGAAGTGTTTTTTCAGGAAAAGTAATACAATTAAAAATAGCATAATATGTTAAATAAAAAAGTAGCAATAGAAGTAGAGATTAAAAACATTAAAAGAGTTTCTAAGCTAAAAAAAGAATTGCAAGATTTAAGAGCGGAAATGAAAGCTACAGAAAAACTTACTGCAGATGGAACTCATTTAGGTAAAAAAAGAGCTAAACAATATAGCGAAACAGCAACTAAAGTTAAGCATAAGTCTGCTGAGGTAAGAAAACTTAATAAAGATTTAAAAAATTCAAATGATGTAACAAAAAAAGTTACTAAATCTAACAACTCAATGGCTAAGCAATTTGTAAAAGGTGCTGCAGCTATTGGTATTATTGTTACTGCTTTTAGAACTGTAAGTAGAGTTATAAGTTCTGTTGTTTCTACTTTTACAGAATTTGAATTTGTTATGGCTAAAGTAAATGCTATTTCAGGAGCAACTGCTTCTGAATTTAAACAATTATCAGATTCTGCACAAGAACTTGGTAGGACTACTTTCTTTACTGCAGAACAAGTAGGTAATTTACAGTTAAATTATTCAAAATTAGGATTTACAACACAAGAAATATTAGACGCACAACAAGCCACTTTGGACTTAGCCACTTCTACAGGAACAGATTTGGCTAGAGCAGCAACAGTTGCAGGAGCAGCAGTTAGGGGTTTTGGATTAAATGCTAATGAAACAGAAAGAGTTGTAGATGTTATGGCTGTTTCTTTTGCAAGCTCTGCTATGAGTATAGAAAAGTGGCAAACCTCTATGACTAAAGTGGCACCTATTGCAAAATCTGCAGGATTTTCTATTGAAGATACTGCCGCAATAATGTCTAAACTAACAGATTCAGGTATTGAGGCTTCTATTGCAGGTACTTCGTTAAGAAATATTTTATTAAAAATGCAAGACCCAACTTCAGACTTGACTAAAGCTTTTGGAAAAACAATACACGGATTAGATGATTTAGTACCTGCTATGAAAGCATTTGTTGCTCAAGGTGGTAGCATGGCTGACGTTATGGAAGTAGTAGATTTAAGACAGGCAGCTGCCTTTGAACAAATGATAACTACTGCAGATGGAACGGTAGAACTTAGAAATGCTTTATTAGATGCGGGAGGAGAAGGTAAAAGAATGGCAGACATAGTGGGAGACACTTTACAAGGAGCTTTATTAAGGCTTAAATCGGCAATGGAAGGTCTTTCTATATCGGTAATGGAAAATTTTGCATCAGGACTACAAAGTATTGTAGAGAATTTAGCTAGCTTTTTTAACACATTATCAAAACACGGAAAAACAATAGCTGCTTTTATTAAAGGAATAGCAGCACTAACGAAGGTTATAGGTATATATAAAACAGTACAATTTGCGGCTAATATAGCTACTGCTGCTTTTGCTGTAACTACAATACAAGCTACTGACGCAACAAAACTTTTTATTACTAGAATTAAAGCTTTATATACTACTATGTTAGCCAACCCCTATGTGGCTGTTGGAACATTGCTTTTAGTTTTAGCAACTGATGTTTTAAATTTAAGAATGAAAGTTGAAGAAACAGATAAGAGTTGGGAAAAAATGAATAAAACTATTTTAGGAGATGCTAAATTATATCAAAATAGACAAGAAATCATTAAAGCTTTAGAAGGGGAGCTTGCTTCTATACAAGATGTTCAAAGAGCAAAAATAGCTATGAAACGTATAGATGAAGAAGTTGCTGCGGCAAATGAATCAAGAGAAGCTCATAGGTTACAGGCTCAAAAAAATGCTGATGCTATGTTTCACGTAAGTCAAGCAGGTTTAAAAGATGCTTATGTGGCTAGAACAATGAATGATTTTGAAGAAGATATAAGGCTTAAAAAAGCACAACAACAAAAAATTAATTTTGCAGTTCAAAATGTTAAATTACTAGACGAACAAGTTAAAGCTACAATAGTATTAGGAGAAGCAGAAAAAGAACAATTTGATACAGCAATGTTTAAGCAAATAATGTGGAATGATTTAGTTAAAGATGTTATAGACGGAACATTATCTATTGAACAAGCTCAGCAGCAATTAAGAGATTTTCAAATAGAAATGATAAACAATCTTTTAAATGATGAAACTTTGGCGTATGAAGAAAGAGTGCGACTTGAGACAGAGCTTACTAATTTAAAAGTAAATAATTTAAAAAAAGTAGACAATTCTAGACAGGCAGAAATAAAGGCTGTTAGTGATTTAGGAAAAACATTAATAACAATAGCAGGAGACGAAGCTAAACTTCAAAAAGTTAAAGAATTAGGAATTAAAATAACTGCTGCTGCTACTTTAGCTACTAATATAGATACTATTGCAACAAATATAAACACATTGTCTAATGCTGCAAATGCAGTTGCAGGACAAGCAAAACTTATATTTCCCGCAAACCTTATTGCAATAGGAGCAACTATTGCGGCTATAGCAAGTGCTTTTGCGTCAATAAAAACTTTAACATTTGGAGAAGGAGGTATAGTAAATAAATATGCAGATGGAGGTATGGTACACGGAAAGTCTCACGCACAAGGAGGAGAAAAATTTGCAGTAGGGGGAAGAGTTGCAGAACTAGAAGGTGGAGAAGCTGTGATTAATAAAAAAAGTACTGCAATGTTTAAAGGGCAGTTATCAGCTATGAACGCAGCAGGTGGTGGTGTTAAGTTTGCTGATGGCGGTTTAATGAATATGCCTTCTTTTGCTAGTTCACAATTTGACGCTACGGGTCAGCAAGATATGATGGGGGCAATGAATCAATCAAGTAAAGTAATAGTAGTTGAAGCAGACATTACGTCTAGTCAAAATACAGTAGGAGTTATAGAGGCTGAAGCTACATTTTAAAAATATAAACAAATGTTTGTTAGTAAAAAAGTAAAACAAGATAGGTTAGATACCTGTAAAAAATGCGACTTTTATAGAAACTTTGCAATGCTTAGATATCCAAGATGGAGTAAAGGTGCAAGATGTGGTAAGTGTACTTGCTTTATAGACGCTAAAGCTACTTTGTCTAAAGAATATTTAGGTGTTTGCCCTATAAATAAATGGAAAGAATGACAATACAAATAATAGCCGATAAAGTTACTGAAGAAAATAAAGTAAAAATTATTGAAGCAATAAAGCAAAATAATATTTCAATAGAACAAAATGGTAAATATAATTCTAATGGCTTACAAATTTTGTTTAATGAATGGCACAGACATTTTCCTCACATAAAACAACAACTTGGCTGTATAGGCTGTAGAAAAGCTGTAACTAAATTTTGGAATAACGTAAACAATCTTTGGGAGTCTAATAATTAATATGGCATCAAGACAAAATAAAGTAGAAATTGTTTTAGAATATATAGATATTGCTGAAGTTGAAATTTTTAAAAGATGGCACGACCCTACACCTAAAGATATTTTAAGGCACCTTATTGAAAAAGGAATAGTTGAGCCAAAACGCTTAAGAAATTATATGATAATATATGATTTTGATTGTATGTTAAGAAAGAATGAAGGCAACAGAACCTATACTTTTATGGACTTATCTATAAAATATGATATTTCTGAAAGACAAGCACAAAGCATTGTTTACAAAGAAAGAAACAAAGAAGTAATTACCAAAAATATACTTATCTAAATTTATTCCTGAAACTGCGTAACTTTGTCATAACATAAAAATATTTTTGTGTTTATGAATAAAAATTGGTTTAACATTAAGGCAGAGTCTTCTAGCGAGATTGCTGACATATATATATTTGATGAAATAGGTGCTTATGGAGTAACTGCTCAAGGCTTTATTGAAGAAATAAAAGCTTTTAAAGACGTTCCAATGAACCTTCATATAAATTGTGTAGGTGGAGATGTATTTGAAGGAATGGCTATCTATAATGTTCTAAGAAAAAGAACAGCAAAAACTACAATATACATAGAAGGAATAGCTGCAAGTATGGGAAGTGTAATTGCATTGGCGGGAGATGAGGTTATAATGGCTGAAAACTCTTTGTTTATGATACACAATGCTTGGGGTGGTGCTATGGGAGAGGCTAGCGAAATGAGAAAAACTGCAGCTTTATTAGAAAAAATTAGTGGAGAAATTGCTGATATTTACATAAAAAAAACAAGATTACCTTATGATAAGGTACAAGAAATGATGGACGAAGAGACTTGGTTAAGTGCTGATGAAGCTTTTAATTTAGGATTTGTTGACTCTATCTCTGACGCTATAAAAGTAGCGGCTAAATATGACGTTTCTAAGTTTAAAAATATAACAGACAAGGAAATTCAAAATAAACTAAGTGTTAATTTAAAAAGTAAAAAAATGACCGAAGAATTGAAAAGTTGGTTTAACGCTAAAGTTGACGAAATTATTGCTAAAGTAAAAAATAGCAATGAGTCTGAAACTGCTGACGTTAAAGAGGTAGAGGTAATGATGGCTGATGACAAAGAAGTTTCTGAGAAACTTTCTGCATTTGAAGCTAAAGTTACTGAACTTGATAGTTTTGTTGCTGAATTGGGTGGAGAAAAAGAAACTCTTACTCAAGAAGTAGAAAGACTAAATGCTTTATTAAGTAAAGCTGATGCAAAGGGTACAGAAATTTCTACTGAAGGAGACCCTGCAGTAATTGATAATGCAGTAGAAAATAAAGAAGAAAAGTTCTTCTCTGCTCTAGCAGCAAAATTAAAATAAATATAAATAAATAAATAAATAAAAAATGGCAAATATAGCTTTAGACGGATTAGGAGCGAGTTACCAAGGAACTTATGCTTCACAAATTTTATTAGAACCAATGTTTCGTTCTGATGATATTATGCGTAACTACACGGTTTACCCTAATGTAAAATATAAACAAAATTTAATGTTAGCTCCTAAATTATCAGGAATAACTGCATTAAACACAGGTTGCTCAGCAACAAATACTTGCGACCCTGCAGGATTTACTGTAGCTCCAAAAGTAATTACAGTTTCTAATGTTTCTGTAAAACAAACACAATGTTGGGATGAGTTTAAAGACCAATTTATTGTTGAGTCTTATAAGAATGGATTAAATATGCCTGACTTAACAGGAACTCAGTTGGCAGAAGTAATTATAAACAGAGTAAGACACGGAATCCAATCAGATGTTGTAAGAAATATGTGGGCAGGAAATACTGCAGCAGCAGTAGCTGATTGTACTTATACTTGGGCAGATGGATTATGGAAAACTATGTCAGCAGGTGGAGCAATTAACGGAACACAAATGAATGAGGTTACTGCGGCTACTACAGCAGCAGGAAACTTAATTGCAGTTGGTGCTACTATAGCTGCTTCAGATGCAGTTTCTCTTTTAACTACTGTATTTGATGGCTCTTCAGCAGAATTACAACAAATTCCAGCTTCAGAAAAAAGAATGTTTGTAACTCCAAATATCTACAATGCTTACTATGGTGCTTTAACAGCAGTTTCAGTAGCAGGTGCAGTTGATTTTGGACATTCAGAAGCTCAATCAGGTGTAAATTATGCTAGATTAAGTTTTAGAGGTGTTGAATTAGTACCTATGTATGAGTGGGACGTAGCTTTAACAGCTTTAACAGGTGCTGATTTACCTCCATTATTTACTTGTGCTACAAAAGGAATCCAAGCAACTCAAGGTTGTATCTATGCTGCAAAAGACAATTTAATTATTGGTTCTAATGTAACAGACCCTGATACACAGCTAAAAATGTTTTATGATGAAGTTTCTGATAATATGTATATCCGTTCTAACTTTACAATGGGTTACCAATATGGATTTAACTCTCTAGTAAATGGAGCTTGTTTAGTATAATTATTAACTTTAAAAAATAAAACAAAATGGCAATAGATTCAGGATTATTAGTAGCTTGCGGAGATTTAAATGCTGTAGGTGGTATTAGACAAATTCTTTTAACGGATTTAGATAATATTGCAACTGCTGCACCATCATCTTTAAATGTTACTCACAGTTTAACGGGTTTAACAGTAACAAACCCTTGGGCTAGATTTGAGTTTAAGAATGAAACTGCATCTCTTACAATAACAGGAGCAAAAGAAGGAGGAAGCACATCTTATGAGTGTGCTGTTTCTTTTTACATTCCTGATTGTGATGGTGCTAGATTTCACGAACTTTCAAATTTAGAAAGTGCTTGCCCAGTAGCTTTAGTTGAATTTAATTCAGGTAAAATGATGGTTGTAGGTTGGAGTTATAAGTATGCTAATCAATCTCAAGGTTCAACTCCTTGGGATAGAAATCAAACTTATGCTAACTTAACAAGCATTGAAGGGGGAAGTGGCGCTGCTTATGCAGACGATAATGGAGTTACAGTTACTTTAACTGCTAGACAATTTGAATTACCTCTTGAATATTCAGGGGCAATTACAGTTATTGCAGGAGACTTAACAGCAACTACATCTTAGTAATTATAGATAAAGCGGGGAGTTATTAAAAGCTCCCTGCTTATATCTTTTTAATATGTGCGATTGTGATAAAATAAATATATTATCTTTACCTTCGTACTTAAAAATATATATAGATATGTCAAAATACAAAGTTCACAAAGATTATGAAGGTTTGAGAAGTTCAGTATCTAATTTTGGTACAGTTTCTTGGAGTGATGCTTCACAAGAAGTTTTGGCTCATCTTTACGAAGATAGAAAACTTACATCAATAATTATTAAAACAAAGTCTAATGAAGAAAGCAACACTAAAAAGTCAAACAAAAAAGGCGAGTCAGCTAAGAAAGACAGCTAAAAAAAGTAATACTTTTGAGTTTGGGGTTTTTGATTTAGCTATACCTCCAAACATAAGAGAAGTAAAAGATATAAAAAATATTAATACTAAGTGGATTCCATTTGGTACAGACAATTTATTTCCGCAATATTTAGCGGAATTAAAAAGAAAATCATCTACTCAAAGAAGTGTACTAGCACAAAAAACTGTTTTTACAAGTGGCGCTAAATTTGTTTGTAGAAATGAAAATTTAGAAAAATTTATTGAAGATGTTAATGCTGACCACGAATCTTTAAGAGATGTGTTTAAAAAATTAGCAGACGATTATTATACTTTTGGTAATGCTTATATGGAATGTGTTAAGTATGAAGGAGGTGTAAATATTTATCATTTAGACGCTACAACTGTTAGAATGTCTAAATCTAAAAAAGAAGTATATGTAAATTCTGATTGGTGTAAGTATTGGAATCAAGAAGATAAAATGTATAGGCTTCCTATTTATCCAAGAATTGCTCACAATAAATTTGTAATACACTTTAAAGATTACGAGCCTACTTTTAATTATTATGGTCTTCCTGATTATGTGGCTGCTTTAGAACATATTGCAGTAGATTATGAGATTGGTAAATGGAATCATACAAAGTTTTTAAATGGCTTTCAGCCTTCTGCTATTGTAGAGATAAATGGAGATATGGGAGAGGAAGAAGCTCAGAAAATGGTAACAGAAGCACAAAAGAAATTTGTAGGAGAAGGAAATAATGGTAAGATATTATTTATAGTAAAAAATGGAGATACAGCTCCTGCTAATGTTCAAATTATAAAAGACGACCAAGAAGGTAGTTGGCTAGAACTACAACAAATTACAGACCAAAATATTATTACAGCTAACAGATGGCAGCCATCTCTTTCGGGAATTGTTAGTTCAGGTAAAATGAATAACACAGGTAGTGAAATTAGAATAGCTTATGACCTTGTAATGACTACTGTAATAAGAGACACATCAGAGCTTTTGTTAAATGGTATTAGAACAATATTATATAAAGAAATGGGCTTTGACCCTAAAGATTTAAGTATTCATTACGAGCCGCCAATATCTTATGCTAATGATGTAGATATTAGAGAGGTTTTAACAATAAATGAACAAAGAAGATTAATTGATGAAGAGCTACCTATGCTTGAAGATGGAGATATGTTTGTTGCAGATAGAGAAGTTATAGTTGTAGAAAAAGATACAGATGGAGATGGAGAAACTGACGAGTCTAAAGAAATAACAGTAGAACAATAAAATGGGAAACACAAGACAATATAAAACCTTAGTTACTTCAGGAGAAGTTATAGAAAATACTTTTACTAATAAAAACACAGACCCTGTTTTAGTGTCTAATAATACTATTGTTCTTTCTGAATTAGCGCATATAAGACCGTTACTTGGAGATAAATTTTATGCTGAACTAAAACTTGAAAACAATACAGATGCTTTAAGTGCTAATAATCAAATATTAATGGATTTTTATTTACAAGTTTCACTCTCTTGGTTTGTTAGGTTTGAAGTTATAAATGATATAATGAGCAATATTACTTCTAGCGGTGTAGTTCATAATGTAGATGAGTTTTCTAGAATAATAACTCCTGATGATTATAATACTTTTAAACAAGACACATATAGAAAAGCAGAAATTTTTGCTAATGATATGATGGGTTTTTTAAATGGAGCAGACCAAGCAGGTTTATATCCTACTTTTGCAGCTAACAAGCCTAAGTCTTTAAATAATACATATAAAAATCACGGAATGATATTTTATGATAGCATCTTTGGATATAATGGAATAGAAGGTTGTGGAAGTTGTGGCGTTTCTTATGTTAATGGAAATGACTGTAACTGTGGTTGTACTGATTGTTAAAAAAATAAACTATGGCAGCAAACGAGCATAAAAATTTAACTGATGTAAACAGACATAATCCAAAAGGATTTGAGTCTGCTAATAATGATACTGTACTTTCTAAAAGCACAGGAACAGGTACTGCTAATACTGATGGTAGTTTAATTTGGATAGAAAAAGCAGAACTTAAACAATCTATTTTTAATATACAAGGCTATGTAACTTCAGATAATGCAAATTATTATTATGGTGCAAATATGACTGATGGGCAATCTCCTAATGAATACAATCAAGCGTTTGGTTCTGCTACAATAGGTAATCAAAGTATTGATGGTGGAGATTTTTTTAAAGTAAATTCTTTAACAGTAACACAACCTTGCTCTTTGAGGCAAATATTTTTATCAGGTAATTGCACAACAACTTCTACTGTAACTGTAGCTTTGTGTAAACTTACTCTTTCTAGCTCTTCGGCTCCTGACGCTGTTATTCCTATTCTTTTAAATGAGATAACCTTTACGGGGCTAGCAAGTCTTGATAAAGTAATAAAAGTAAATAATTTAAATCCTGAAACAACATTAAGTAGAGGCGATTTGTTATTTGCTATGGTTAAAACAGCTACTGCAGCAACAGCATTTTTTAAAGTAGCAATAGAGGTAGGATATGATAATTAATAATGACGATATGAAAGATACAATAGAAGACACTATTCAAGTGGGAATAGCAAATGCAGGAGCAATAGGAATTTCATTAGCATCTTTTAACGAGGTATTAACAACTATATCTTTATTAATAGCTATAGGTTTCTCAATTTATAAATTTACAAAAACAAAAAAATAATATGGCAACTACAGTAACAGCAGCAGATTTATTAGTAACAATAACAGAGTCTTACACATTAAACAATGTTAGTTATGGCAATACAACGACTAAAACATTTTCTTCAAATGGACAGGTAGACCAAAGAATTATGAGTGTTGCGACAACAGAAAAAGCATTGTTTAATTGGGAAGCAGTAGATAGTGCGGGTGTAGGTGTTGCTGCAGATTATGTATATTTTAGAGTAACTAATTTAGATGATACTAATTTTGTAACTTTAAGACTATATAATGGAGCTGATAGCTTTTGGTTTAAATTAGCCGCAGGAGAATCTTTGTTGTTAATGAATAACGAAATGGACGCTATAACAGGTTCTACTTTTGGAGCTTTAGCTGACATTACTTCTGTTTTAGGTATAGCAAACACAGCGGCTTGTGATGTTGAATTTATGGCAGTAACAGCATAATGTCTAAAAAGAAAAAACTTAACTCTAAAAATCCTAAGTATATGGAAAAAGTAATTGAAGTAAAAAAAAATAAAGTTTTTATTAGAGAGGTTAAAGGAGTAAAAATTTACGCAATATTTAATGAACAGTTGTAATCTTCTAATAGTAAGAGAAACTTATACTGATGAATCTGTCATTGGTAAACTTTACCTTAATGGAGAATTTATTTCATATACTTTAGAACTTGCGTGGAATAATAACGAAAAAAGTATATCTTGCGTGCCAAGAGGTGTTTATGATTGCAAAGTTAGATTAGCAAAAGATAGTGCGAGCAGAAATTATGACCATTTAATTTTAGAAGAAGTGCCTAATAGAAGCTACATATTGTTTCATAGAGGTAACTCAGCTAAAGATAGTAGGGGTTGTATTTTAACAGGAATGATGAGAGGAGATAATGTAATTTATCAAAGTAAAACAGCTCATACTCTTTTAATGGATAAAATATTTAAAGAGAAATTAGAAAGAAAAATTGAATTAGTAATTAAAAATAGATAAAATGAACAAATTTTTAGAGAAGTTTTTATTAGGAAAAATGCTTAAAAGTAAAAAGTTTTGGTACACAATAGTTGGTATTATAACTACATTTTTAAGCGATAATTTTGGGCTAAACCCTGAAGAAGTAAATAATATTTTAATGAGTATTGCCGCTCTTGTATTAGGTCAAGGAATTGCTGATACTAAAGTTAAAAAATAATTTGCACATTAAATAAATAAGATTAACTTTGCTTTATTGAGTGTTTTCAATATGTGTTTTAGTTATAGTAATTAAGAGTGAGAGGTTAATAACTTCTCGCTCTTTCTTTTTATTGGCTTTTTTTTATTATATATTTACTAAAATCAATATAACATATTATGCACTTAAAAGGTAAAAGATTAAGGCTTTCTGCAGAAGAGGTTGAGCTTGTTAATGAGTTTAGGGGTAACGATTTAGAAAATATAAATGGTAATACAGCTTTAGATTTACATTTAAAAGAAAGGGGTATAGAAAAAAAAGACATTGTTAGTGTAAAGCATTGGCAAAGTATGAGTGGAGATTTACGATTCTCTATTGTTACAAAGGAAGATTTTGGTTTGGACGAAAATCAAATCTTTAAAAAAATAAATAACTACATAGAAGAATACTCTCCAACTTATACTAAAATATTAAGAACTAAAGGAACTCATCTTTTAGTTGTAAACCCTGCTGATATACATATTGGTAAATATGCAAGCGAAACAGAAACAGGAGAAAATTATGACTGTGAAACTGCTGTAGATAGAGTTTTAGAAGGTGTATATGGATTAATAGCTAAGTCTAAAGGATTTAACATAGATAGAGTTTTATTTTGTATTGGTAATGATATACTGCATATAGATTCTGTATATGGAACTACTACTAAAGGAACACATCAAGATACAGATGGTAAATGGTGGGAACATTATGAGATAGCATTAATGTTATATGTTAAATGTGTAGAAATGCTGCGCGAAATAGCTCCTGTAGATGTTATACATAGTATGAGTAACCACGATTATCAAAGTGGCTTTCATTTAGCACATACTTTAAAAAGTTGGTTTAGAAAAGCTGATGATGTAAAATTTGATATTAGTGTAGCACATAGAAAATATTATGTTTATGGAGAAAATTTTATAGGATTAGAACACGGAGACGGAGCTAAAATGGATAACTTACCTCTACTAATGGCTCAAGAACAGCCTAAAATGTGGGCTAAAACTAAATATAGATATTTTTATTTACATCATATACATCATAAAGTAAAACATAAATGGCTTGATGCTAAAGATTATATTGGCGTTACTGTAGAATATATGCGCAGCCCTTCTTCTGCTGATAGTTGGCACTCAAGAAAAGGATTTACAGGCGCACCTAAAGCTTGCGAAGCTTTTATCCACGATAAAAAAAGCGGTCAAGTAGCAAGACTAACTCACTATTTTTAAACCCTTAACTAACCCTTTACATAGGGTATTTAATACCCTTATATATAAAGATAAAGATAAAGTTAAATATAAAGTTAAAGATAAAGTTAAAGATAAATACTAGGTTAAATACTTTTTTTTTACAAAAACATTATAAATTATTTGGCAGTTTCATAAATTGTTGTATATTTGCATAAGTATTAATTAAAAATAATAATTATGGGATATCAAGTAAGCAGGTGTTGTGGAACAGATTATGATGAGTGTGGAGATGAAGATAGATTTAACTTTTATGTTTGTGTTTCTTGTAATCAAGAGTTTGACGACCCTATTATGGATTATGATTATAGAGATATGGCTAAATCAGAAAGAAAAGAATCACACAATGAAGATAGACCATTTATTATTCCTTTTGGATAAAATTAAAACAAATAAAAATGAGCAATAACTTAACTAAAACTAAAATGAAAAAAGTAGAAAACACACAAACCGAAGTCAAAGAGACTAAAAAAGATGCACTAAGAAGATTATTTAAAGCAAATGGTCTAGTAGAAGAAGACGTTTACAAAGATAAAAGAGGCTTTGTTATTATTACTAGGTCAGGAATAGATAAGATAGTAAGTAAACAAAACATATCTGTAGCCTATGAGCCTGTTGTAATGGAAAAAGAATGGGTAGTAATGAGAGCTACTGCAAGTATGAAGACAGGAAATAAAGAAACAGACGTTAGAAATATGATGTCGTTTGGAGAAGCTTCTATGGATAATTTAATGGGAGGTGGTAAAAAGTTTCCTGTAGCTATGGCTGAGAAACGAGCTATGTCAAGAGTCGTGCTTAAGATTGCAGGATTCTATGAGCAAGGAGTATTTGGTCAAGACGAAATGGTAGATTAGTGAATGACGATTGGTTAGATGAAATTGTTGATGGTAAGCCTAAAGATGCAGAGTATTGGCAAATAGATTATATAGACAGACTTTTACCAAGAACCTCTTTAAGTGTTTTAAATCAAGAAGAAATATCTTATAAAATTTTTGAAAAAGGATTTACTGAATTAGAAGCAGATGAAATAATAAAACATCTAAAAGAAAATGAAGTTTATTCAGACCCTAAAGACCAATACAAACAGTTTGCAAAAAATGGAATGTTTAAATAAAATTAAAAAAATGAATAATAATTATGATAAAGTAAGAACTTCTAAAAATGAATTAGAAGCTATACTAAGAATTAGAGGAATCTCTAAACAAAAATTTGGAAGAATATTAAATATTAAAGGCAGCACTATAGACAAGTATGTAGACAAGCCTTATTATATGAGGTATTATCAAATGCAAAGATTAGCAAACTTTTTAAATATAGATGTAAAAGACGTAATAGATATTGTAGAAGTAGATTTAGAATCTAACTCTATTATAGTAGAGGGAGAAGAAAATTTTAAAGCTATAGAATCTTTATTAGTAAAAAGTGAGTAAAAATATTTATGACAGAAGAAGGAATGAATGTTGTAAAAGAATTTACAGCACTAAAAGAAAATGAAAACAAAATTAATAATAATCAAATAGAATTAGATAATTATTTTAAATATAGTGGAGAGCAAGAGAAAACTAATAAAACTGTATTAAAAGAAATAGAGTTTCAAAAAAAAAGAAAATCTGTATCAATATTATATGTAAGAGAAATTTACAAAAGAAAATATGTTTCTAATCCTAAAAGAGTAAAAGCAAAATTAAAAAAATAAAATTATGGCAGAAAAAAATTATGTAGCAAGCAGTATAAAAAAAGTAACTACGCAGTATGGAGATTTATTTAATGCAAGTTTTAAATTAGAAGACCTACAAAAGATTGCAAAAAGAGGTTGGCTAAATATTACTATAGCAGAAAGAAGAGAGCCATCAGAAAAAGGGGCTACTCATTATGCTTATGAAAATACATACGAACCTCCAAAGCAAGATTCTGTAGAGAACACAAAAACAGAAGACGACTTACCATTTTAACAATATAGAGGGGGGAGGCACACAACGTGCAAAATACTAATAGTATTAAATGTTTTAGCTTTACTTCCCCTTCTTTTTTTAAATAATATAAACTTAACGCCTAAATTATTTGGTAGTTATATATATTATTATTATATTTACACTCAATTTAATCATCAAACACAAAAAACACTATGAATAAAACTTTAAAAAGCAGGAAAAAACGATTAATAGATGCGTTATCAATACAGACTTCTAGCGGAAAAGAAGAGGCAATGATAAAGTACATTATTAGTTATAGCTTAAAAAATGCTCCCTCAGCAAAGATAGAGGTAACAAATAACAACGTATATATTACTAAGGGCGACTCTAATTTATATCCTTGTATAGTAGCACATACAGATACAGTTCACGACATACATAAATTTTACAAAGTATTTGACAACGACAACTGTTTGTTTGCTTTTAACGCAGAGAAGGGCGTACAGGTAGGTGTAGGTGGCGACGACAAAGTAGGTGTGTGGTTAGCTTTAGAAATGCTTAAGAGTCAAGACTCTATCAAATGTGTATTTTTTCATTCAGAAGAAATAGGTTGCATAGGTAGTAGGGATGCAAATATGTCTTGGTTTAATGATGTAGCTTATTGTTTACAAGGCGACAGGCGTGGCAGCAAAGATTTTGTCAATTCAATTAGCGGTCAACTTTATAGTGATTCTTTTTCAAAAGCTATACTTCCAATTATATCTAAGTATGGTTATGCAGAAACTTCAGGTTCTATTACAGACGTAGGTCAATTAGCAGAAAACGGTATAGGTATAGCTGTAGCAAATATGAGTTGTGGTTATTACGCGCCTCATTCTGATTCAGAAATTGTAGAGTTTATAGATGCAAATAATTGTTTAGATATGATTATTAATATTGTAAATGATTTAGGCTGTGTTAGATACGAGCATAGTTATAGAGACGAATATAGTTTTAGCGATTGGGGAGACTTTAAGGGTGCTAATAAAAACTATTGGTATCAAGATGCTCAAGAGGTTATGTTAGATAGTGATGGTAATGAGAGTTGTTACTATTGTCAGGGAGAACTTTGCAAGAGTGCTTTTGGAGACGACTACAGGTATTGCTCAGACTGTTGTAGCGATATATCTTGTAAGGTAGAAGAAGAAGACTATGACCAATACGAAGATGTATCTGATAATTATGATGGTTCAATGGAGCATAGAGAAATAGTCAATAGTTATTTGACTAAGACTCCTTACTATAAAAACAAATAATATGGCTAAAAGATTTACAGACACAGACAAGTGGAAGAAAGGTTTTATAAGAAACCTGCCTGCTAAGTATAAGCTGTTGTGGTTATACATATTAGATGATTGTAACCACGCAGGAGTTTGGGAAACAGACTTTGAGGTTGCCTCTATTAGAATAGGTAGTAAGATAAGCGAAAAAGACGCAGCTAAAGTTTTTGCAAGTCATATTAAAATATTTGATAAGGGTAACAAATGGTTTGTTCCAAAGTTTATAGACTTTCAATATGGTACATTGAACGAGAACTCAAGACCTCATCAAGCAGTAATAAAGCTGCTAGACAAGTATGATGTATATAACATTGAGGGTATAAGCCCTGTAGATGTTGCGGGCATAGAGGGAGAGATTACTGAAAAACCTGTCTTAAAACGCTTTAAAAAGCCATCTACGGAAGAGATAGAGTTGTATTGTAAAGAAAGAAAAAACAATGTAGATGTTTTTAAGTTTTTTAACTTTTATGAAAGTAATGGTTGGAAGGTTGGAAAGAATCCAATGAAAGATTGGAAAGCTTCTGTAAGAACTTGGGAGGCTAATACAATTAATCAGCCTAATTCTAGCAATAAAATTAAGAGCCAAATAAATGCTTGGCAGGGAGCAAGAGAAATAATAAAAAAACAACAATTAAACAAATAATATGAAAGCACAAATTATAAGCACAGATGCAAATGTTAAAAGCGTTAAGCCTAAACAAGATAATGTTTTTAACTTAAAAGAATTACAAGGCTTTGTCAATGGATACATACAAATAGTTAAAACAAGAGATGAAAGAGTAATGGTTATAAATGAAGAAGCTAAAATTACTAATTTACCTTACAATGAAATTGCTACAAGCCTATATGTATATGGTAATCACGACCCAATACACGGAGACGTAGTTGTTATGGATAGAAAAATGATGCAATAATGTTAATTAGCCAAGAAAATAAAGACGAACTAATATTTAAGTGTGTTGACTTAATTAGCAAAACTTTTGTAGAGCTAGGACAGTCTAAGGCTCAGGAAGACATAGTTATATTGGCTCAGTCTTTAACAGACGATATCAAGAGAGATTTTAAAGGTCTAATGTTCTCTGATATAGAAAATGGATTTAGAAATGGTGTTCGTAACAGCGATTTGTTTGCTCTTAATGTTAAGACATATTACAAATGGATTAAGACTTGGAGAGACATATTGTGGGACGCTGAGTATCAGGTAACAAGTCAAGGAAAAGAACCTAAATCTGTAGCTCATTATAGACCTCAACCAAAACTATTAAAATGATATATACAAGCACAATAGAGCCTTTTTTAATAATACTTATTTCTTTTTCATTAGGATTATTTATAGGATTTATAATTTCAATATTTAAAACATCTATAGAGCAAAATGAATTAGAAAAAAATATTATAGAATTTGATAATAAAATTAATAAATTTGAGAGCGAAAGAAAACAAAAATAAAGAAAAGATAAAACGATTAAAGATATTGCTTAAAGATGATTTTCAATCTTTTGTTTTTATGGCAAATACTTATGTTAAAAATAAAATTATAGAACCTAGCGTTGTTAATAATCTTTTTGACAAAGGCTTAAAAAAAAATTATTTATATAATAAACAACAAAATAATTAATATGACTAAACATAATAAATACTATTACGAATACGACAGAAATATGAGCGCAACTACAAATATAAATCCAAAAATGAAAATGAGTAAAGATGATTTAGGTCTTAAAGAAGAAAAACACGAAACAAGAACGGGCGGACTATACCCTGTAGGGGCTAGGTCAATGGATTTAAAGCCTAAAAACGATAAGATACCTCACTATTATATAGGTAAGCATCATAAATACGAGGCAAGAAAAGTAATAGAAGATTTTGAATTGTCATATAACATTGGAACTGCTACGACATATTTGCTTAGAAGCGCAAACAAACACAAATCTCCTGTTGAGTGTATTGAAAAAGCTATAGCTCATTTGCAATTTGAATTAGACAAGCTTAAGCTTAAATGAAATACATACAAAACATAAAAAATATATTAGTTTATTATGACGTTCAGCCATTGCTTTTGTGGTGGTGCGTGTCTGATGTGTTTAACAATCAGGTGTTGTGGACAACATACGATTATTGGCTAGAGCTAGGGCAGCCTAATACTTATTGGCTGTATATGGCTTATCTTGTACTAAGCTTAACAATAGTTATTAACCTTAACAATTTAAAATTTCTTATAAAATCTATAGGATTGTATTTAATATTGTATTTATTTAGCACTATAAGATATTTAGTCAGTATTTATACTGAGGACGAAGGTTTTTTATTGATAGATTTTAAAAATATATTTATAACTATGTGGTATTCTAGTATGTGGTTGTGGATATATTTTAAATTAAAGCAGGAGAAACTGCATAAGAGCTTAATATGAGTGATAACATAACAACTATAATAATAACAGCCATTAGTGTCGTTTTTGGGGCGGGTGGTTGGAAGTTCTATGAGTTTCTAATACGAAGTAAGAGAGAGCAACAAAAAGAGCTTAAAAGCGAAGAAACAATATATAGAGACGATTTAAAAAGCAGGGTAGATAGATTAGAAAGTTATAAAGACGATTGTGTTGAGTCTGTTTTGCATTTAAACACAGAGGTAGCAGCGTTAAGAGTTAAGGTAGAGTTTTTAGAAAAAGAAAATAACACATTAAAAATTAAATTGCAAAGATGATATGCCTAACCCTATCTATAGAGTTATTATAGAGTATGGTTACCGCAAAAAAGGTAGCAATAAACATTATCAATACAAATTAATTGATACATTTGCTTTGACAAATGATGTAAAAATGATACAAAATAGTGCAGAAATAAGAAAAAAACTAATAAGAAACGCAAAAACAAAGCATAAAGACTTAGATATAGTGTTTAAGAGTGTTTATGTAGAAGGACAGTATGGACAAACAGTATATTAAATAAAAATATGACAGCAATAATAATATCAGCACTAGTAGTTTACAGCATTTTTTTAACTTTAAGAATAAGAGAGGTAGAGGATTATGTAAATTATCAGTTAGAAGAGCTAGAAATAACAATAGAAGAAAACAATCTTAAGGTTTACAATAAGATGATGCAGTGGAGAAAAGAAATAAAAGATGAGAAACCAAGAAGAAGAAGTACAAAAAGCAGTAGTAAAGTATCTAAAGCTAAGATATCCAAAAGTTAAATACTGTGCTAGTTTAGGAGGCATTAGAACGTCTTTTAAACAGGCTGTGAAGGCTAAGGCCACGGGATATATAAAAGGCTTTCCTGACTTGCAGATATGTATGCCTACTGAGGAGGGGGG